TCCGTAGCATCAAAGAAATTTTCTGGTGCTTCATAATACATACAACGGCCTCCAGCACCACCGCCACCACCAGATGAAGAAGTGGATAAACTACGACAGCCCGAGCCGCCACCAGAACCACCATTCCAAATAAATAAACTTATCCGTTGTGTTTTAGAGTCTTTAGTCCATGTATCATTTGCCGTGTATGTTGTTACTTTTGAGCCACCCACACTTGCCTCCAAGTTTATAGTATTAGCACCATTGGTAATTGTTACCGTTCCACCAGTGGAGGTTAAATTCGCCCATAAAGGATTAACACCACCACCAATTAATACCTGGCCATCATTACCATTAATAAGACTTAATGTAAGAGTGTTTGTTACTGGTGTTCCTGTAGTAGTTAATACATTAGAACCTATAACATTTATAATACCAGTACCATCAGGACCAACAGCATTTGCATCATTCCCAACTAATCTATTAAGACCAAGAATAATGCTTCCTGAAGAAAAATTTCCTGATTGGGACACAATATCTCCTAATAACTAGCCAGAATAAAAAGAACTTATATACACAGAACCAGTTGTTGGTACCGCAACTTGCTTTACATACATCTGTGTATTTTCTGGAAGAAAAAGTCCACCAGAATCTACTTTATTTGCTGTTATATCTAATAAAATAAAACCTTGAGCTGGCAATACAATATGATTAGTATTACCAGTAAATGAAAACATAAGTGCTGCATCGGTAAGATTTGTTATATATACAACACGAATTTGATCACTAAATGGTGTACCAATCTTTGTATAACCAGCAACAATTGATCCAGATGCTAATGACTTTATAGGCTTAGCTAAAAATCGTCGCGTTCTTCCCATTACTCCTCCTGTATTTTTCTAATATACTTTTTCCTTAATAATGATTTTCTATAAAGCATCTTCTTCTTGTTCTTTATCTTTCTTATTTTTAATTTCTTCAGCACGTAATTTTGCCATTTTTAGAACTTCTGCAAGTACATCATAAATTGCATCATGAGTCTCACCAAATGGTGAACCTAGAGGTGCTAAAAATTCATAACGTCTTTCTTCTTTTTCTGTTCCCTTTATAACTACAAAACGCAAAATTCCTTCAGATTTCATCAATATCCTTAGTTTTAAAATTAAATAAATACCATAGTTAATAATACCATTGCATTATCACTAAATAAACAATGGAGGAACCATAAAATAAGTTCCTCCATAAAACAAAGCATTTTTAAATTAAATAAATACCCAAACTGATACTAAGATGTCACCATTAACAGCAGCTGCGCCATTATTGGTTAATGTAATGTCACACGTACCAACACCAGGCAATACCCTAGTAACCGTCATTTGTGCATCATTAGCACCAAGCGTAGATGCAGAAACAAATATTCCCGATCCTGCAGTTATAAGTGAATTCGTTAAGGTAAGCACCAAAGCAGCTGCAGCTGCTGTAGTAAAGTTAGACAATGTTGCCAAACAAACATTAGTATTAATAGTAACCGCTGCCGTTGCTGCAGGACCTGTAACATCAGTTGCTGTACCTGACTCTGATGTGAAATAACCTTGTGATTTAATATCGACAGAAAAAACACCGCCAGTAATTAAATCTATACCACCTGCAATTGCATTTACTACAATTGCAGTATTTGATGGATCTGTTGTATCAAAATTTATTGGTCCAGTAGAACCAATAGTTGTTCCAGGACCTCCACTATTAATCCTAATTCCACCAGCAACACTAGTTGCATTTAAAACAACAGCTGTATCAATCGGTTCACCTGAAATAATATTAATACTTCCGCTAGTGTTATTTATATCTATATCTAAACCTGGAGCACCAGCAGCTGTTATATCTATACCACCAGCACTTGCATTAAATGCAATTGCATTATTTGATATCTCTGATGAAGCAATATTAACTTGTAATACACCATCAATATCAATACCGCCAGTTAATGCATTTAAAACAATTGAACTATTTGTAGCCAAACCAGTTGATACAGAAAAACCACCAACAAGAGATTGACATAAAATACTTGTTGCTGAAGTACCTTGTTTTGATGTAATTCTAACAGATTCCAAAATACCAGAATCAGTTTCAAGTACTATTGAATCAATTGCATTCTGACCTGATGTAATATTAACAGCGCCAGCAGCAGATGATAATGCAAGATTAACACCAGCTCCTGAAACAGAGAAATTAGAGTTTGCTGCACCATTAAGCAAGAGAGCACCAGTAGAACCAATAGTTGTTCCAAGACTTCCACTGCTAATACTAATACCACCAGCAACGCTAGATGCATTTAAAACAACAGCAGTACCAATCGGTTCATTTGAAATTATATTAATACTACCAGCAGTGTTCTTTATATCTATATCTAAACCTGGAGCACCAGCAGCTGTTATATCTATACCACCAGCACTTGCATTAAATGCAATTGCACTATTTGATATCTCTGATGAATCAATATTTGTTGGTCCTGTAGAATCAATAGCTATTCCATTAGTTCCACTTTCAATATAAATACCACCAGCAGCATTTGAAGTATTTAATAATATAGAATCTATAGCAGCTTCACCTGAAATTATATTAACACTACCAGCAGTGTTCTTTATATCTATATCTAAACCTGCAGCACCAGCAGCTGTTATATCTATACCACCAGCACTTGCATTTAATAAAATTGCATCAAATGCAACTTGTGATGAAACAATATAAATTTGTCCAGTAGAATCAATATTTGTTCCACCAGTTCCACTATCAATCTCAATACCACCAGCAATATTTGAAGTATTTAATAATATAGAATCAACTACTGCTTCACCTGAAATTATATTAATACTACCACTAGTATTTCTTATATCTATATCTAAACCTATACCACCAGCAGCTGTTATATCTATACCACCAAGACTTGCGTTTAATACAATTGCATCAAATGCAATTTTCGATGAATCAATATTAACTTGTCCTGCAGCAGTAATAGCTGTTCCAAAATCTCCACTGAGAATACTAATTCCACCAACAACATCAGATGCATTTAATACAATAGCAGTACTGGTCGGTTCACCTGAAATTATATTAATACTTCCGCCAGTGTTATTTATATCTATATCTAAACCTGCAGCACCAGCAGCTGTTATATCTATACCACCAGCACTTGCATTTAATAAAATTGCACTATTTGATATCTCTGCTGAATCAATATTTATCTTTAATGCACCTGTCATATCTATACCACCAGCACTTGCAGCAATATTTATAGCTAAATTTGTAGCTAAGCCAGCATCAAGAGTTATTCCACCAGAAACACTATTTAAATCAATAGAATCAAATGATGTACCATTATCAACAGTAAGCCGAATTGTTGATAGAACACCACCAGTTGAATGTAATAGTATTGCTGGATCAATGTTTGCTGTAGATATTAAATCAATCAATGCAGCACTTGTGAGATCAAAATCACCATTAATTGCAGTTGTTCCAGTAACAGTAAGATTGCCACCAAGAAATGTATTACCTGCTGCTAAATTTAAATCTCCTGCTGTAATAGTAAGACCACCAGCAGTTATATCTATATTACCAGGATTAACTGTTACAGAATTAAAAACGCCAAGACCAGATGCCGGACTTGTAGACCAATTTGCAATACCATTTTTAGTACTCGTTAATACCCATACAGTATCACTTTCAGAATTAATCCATGATACACCTATTTGGGCAAAATCATCATTTGAAGGATCTCTATTAAAAATAAGAGTTAATGGTGGTAAAGCTATAGGTTTACCACTTAAACTATACGTATAATATTGTTTTGTTTTTCTTATACCCATCCTATCTTCCTCTAGTAAAATTTATAAATAAACAGAATTATTCATAGAATACTCCCCCTATTTTATAATAATGTAAATATATCTTGATATCTTTATATATTGATATATACTCTTATATATATGAAAGGAAAAAGATGTCTAAAAAAGGTATTTTTCTAAGAGTTACGCCAGAATTAAAAAAGAGAGTTAAAGAATGTGCTCTTGCAAGGAACATAACACTTGGTGAATGGATATCACGATTATTAGTGCAAGGAATTATACGTGATACAAAATTCTTAAAGAATGAAAAGGATGATTGCGAAATAACAGAACCACATTGTCACTGCGGTGGCGTTTGTAATAAGCATTGTAATACGTGTCATATAGATTGTTGTTGTCTTGATTATCAAATGGAAGGATAAAAAATGGAAAATGATTTTGATTACGAAGATTTCGAATATGCTAAAAAAGAAATGTACATAAGATATGGAAGTGATTATTGCAATTGTGATGATACAAGTCCTTGTACCTGTGATAACGAATAAGAATAACCTATAGAGTTGGAATACAGCCAACTCTATAGGAATAAAAGGGATTATTATGAATAGAATATCAATTAAAATAAATAAAGACTATATAGAACGAGATGAACTATGGCTCGCTACAGCACGTAAACTTTACCAACTTAAAATGATCATAAATGAACACAAAAAAGAAGAATTAAAAGTGCTTGAATCATTAAAATTACTCTCAAGCAATATGAACTCTAAAGCTGGTGAATTCATATTTACTAAGACGATGCGTAAGGGAAGTATCTCTTATAGCGATATACAAGAACTTAAAAACATAGATCTTGAGCTCTACAGAAAAGAAGCAGTAGAAACATGGAAGTTACAACCAGTGCTTATGTATGATAGTAAGGAATAGATTATGTTTTGGACAGCATTCTTTATCATATATTTAATAGGATTAGTTGCGGTAGAACTTGAAAAATGTGAAGATAAAAAAGATAAATATGATAATTTCTATGATTATTATTGAATATTTTTCTGTCTAGCTCTGTATTCACTTAAAGGGATAAGTTTTCGTGTAGTTTCTTGGTTGGTTAATAATCCTTCTCCTCCAGGAAATTCCTTTTCAAGAGTTTTATCCATTTTGTTTGCCCAATGTAATACAGCTTTTGAATTCTCTTTTCCAGCTGCTTTTACCATATTAAAATATTCTTTTCGTATTGCAGGACTTCTAATTGCTTTATCTGCAAAATTAGCCATAATTCCTACACCTTTTGCACCAGCAGCAATAAGAGGTATCGTAGGAGAAAGTCCTGTTAATTGAGAAGTAATAAGCATAGTTACCGGATTAACAAACTTATTAGATATAGGTTTAACCACTGTTTGTATAAAATCATTAAGCTTACTTGATGTGCGTAATGTTCTATACATTTCACGACCTTCTTTAAATGATTTAAGAAACTCTGGATTATTCTTTTTTAAAATCGGAGAGTTATTCATTGAATCGGCTAATGATTTTATTGCTTTGCCCATAAACGCTTCTGCATTTTTAGGTACTTTTCCCTCTAAAAATAATTCATTCATTTCTTTTATTGTATTATAAGCATTTTCAGTGCTCATTAGCCCAGTTTTTTTATCAAAACGCGGTAATTGCTCTGATATTCTCTGTTGAATAAATTTCTTTGATGGAATTTCTGTTTTTATTTTTCCTGCATACTCTTCCATTTCTTTAAATACTTTTTGATATGGACGAACAAGAATATTTTGATCACGTGGAATAAGCTTTTCAGCAACTTCATATTTTTTTGCTGCTTTTTTAATCATAGATGGTTTCCCAATAAAAGAAGTTAAAAGCATAATACCAAGCTTTATTCCCTCTTGTGCACCTTCTCCTAAACCAATCTCTTTTGAACCGTACTTTGCAAGATTACCAAAACCAGATGCAATTAAAGCACGTTTAAGAGGTACTGCACCACCAATTGGATGTAACAATGAAACAACATCAGTTACAGCTTCTTGTCCAATCTCACCTAATTTACTCTTAGGTTCAAATGCTGGGCCCATTCTCTTTGTTCCCTCCCTAAGAGATTCTACAGTAGGAATACCAGGAATTTCTTCAGGAAATGGACGATAGCCCGTTAATTTTTCTGTAGCTAAATTCCCAAGACTTGAAACTCCTTGCAATAAAGAACCAGGTGTACCAATAGCTGATTCAACACCTCGTACACCCATCCCTATTATATCTTCAAGAACAGACTCAATACCTGTTGGATTATTATCAGAAAATGGAAGCCTACCAGGAAGACCACCAGCAATAAGTTGTTGTTCATCTTTTTCTGATAGATTATCGAATTGGTCACCCTGCTGTACGGGTTCTCTATTTTGTTGTTGTCTCTTATATTCACTTAAAGGGATAAATGTAGCCATTTTATTTCCTATTGATTCTCAGTATAAATAGAAACTTTACCATTGCGCTTGATAAACATTTCACCTGTTTCTGGATTAATAAAAGGTTCGTTTTCAGTAAACTTACTAGCATCAGGAAGAGCAGTCTTTTCACCACGAACAGTATTATTAATTTTTTCAGCAAGAGCTCTTTTTTTCTCTTTATATCGTTTTTCAGCCTTAATTGATATATCTAAAGGATCAAGGTCTTCTCTGTTTTTATATTTTTTTATTGTATCTAAAGTAACTTTATTCTTTATATATTTACCCTTATAAAGAAGAGTTAATGCTTTATTTATACGGTCTCTACCTTCAGTGGTATTTGATAGTGTTGGAATTGATTTCATAAATTCTTTCATCTGATCTATGCCAACTCTTCCACCAAAAATAGATTGTAAATCTCTTAAAAATTCTTTTTGATTAGCAGCATATTCTTCAGCATTTGGATTCATCATCCAAGTATATCCCAATTTACCCATAGTATAATTCCAAGCAGATGAACCAAGACCCTCTTTATTTAATTCATCTTGTCGTGCAAGAACATCTATCAATCTCTTATTGCGATCTCTTTCTTTAACATTCTTTTCAAAATCTTTTTTTAACTCAACTGACTTTATTGAAGCTATTTTTTTATTTTCAGATTCAACTTTTGCTTGTAACTTTTTTTGTTCTTGTTCTGCTTTGTGTATCTCTAAAAGCTGATGTTCATTGAGAAGATAATCTTTATTCTCAATAGCACCTGCTTGCCGTTGTTCTTCTCGTGGAACTTCTTCATTAAAACCAGGTAGTGTTTCTTGTTGCCTAATTCTATCATCTTGTTCAAATCCACTATCATAAATATTCTCTTCAGGAAATCCACTATCAATAAATGGTTGTTCCCCTTGTTGTAATTGTTGTCCTTGATACTGCTGTCCAGGAACACCTGCACCTTGTTGTAATTGCTCTTGTGCTCCAGTTTGTTGATATGGATCAGGTTTACCTGAAACTTCTGCTAATCTCGAAGCAAATTGACGTTGTCCCGGTTCTCGTATTGATTGTTTTACATATTCATTTATTAATGATGGTTCTGCTAAAAGAGCTTGTATTTGTTGATCACCAAGATGAGGAAGAAGAGATTTGAGTTGATCTGCATCCATTTGAGGTCTTGCTGCAGCACCACCACTAGCACGTGATGAAACTCCAGATCGTACAATATCTCTTAAAATATTTGGATCTATTGCTGATAATGCTTGCGCTTTTTCTGGAGAGTAACCAAGAGCTTCAAGACCTGTTTGTGTCTGTCTTTTTTTCATCTGATTTGTTTTATATTCTAGTAAAGCTTGTATACCACTCGCTATACCTGTCCCAATATCACCAGCAAAATCTTTTTGTTTAAATGGTGAAAATCTTATAGGTGGAACTATTATTTGTGCCATTAAATATCCTTATTTAAAAACCGCCAAACATTTTTACATATGAAGGAATTACATTCATTGCATTTGAAAGTAAACCTTTAGTAGCTTTTTGTGTAACTGTTTGAAACCGCGGTTGAAATGCTAATCCTAAAAGGGATTGTATAAGTGGCATCTGTAATGCACGTTCACGTTGTGCAAATTTAGCACCTTCTGCTGCAAGACCTTGATCTAATTGTGAACTTGCTTGACCAAGATATTGTGGGAACATACTTGATCTTTGACCATCTAATGAACTAAATCTTTCTGCAATTGATGGAATTGTTTGTTGTTGAAACTGTGTACGAGCTTCATCTGCAATTGGACCAAAACTTGCATCTGCACCAAAAACATTTTTTAATAACCCTTGTTGTCCTTGTCCAGAACCCATTAACAAAGAAAGTAATTGATTTAATTGTGGAATATGTTCAGGACTAAAAATAGGAGCTTGTACTTGTTTTTCTCTTCTTCCGGTAAATTTACCCATAGAAATTCCTTTCAATTAATAGCGTATACTAAGAAATAGTACTACAACCTTTAATAAAAAAGAAAGGAAAATTATGGCCAGTTTCCCCGATCAGCAATCACAAGGAATGTTTTTAGCAACAACAAATATTTGGGATCCAACAGAATTATATAATATTGAAGTTACTTCTGAAGACTTTAAAGAATTAATGATAAGACTCTATCAAAACTTAAATATTATTTCATCAGTAATAAATTTAAAAGATACTGGTTACTATACAAGTGAAGAACTAGCAAATGGACAATCATTCTTTCCTAATCCTAAATCCTCAGAAATAAATGAACAAATTAATGAATATAGAGGAGTATTTAGGAAAACTATAAACTTTGGCGCTTTACCAAATGCAGCAGTCAAAAGTGTTAAACATAATATAGAAATACTTGGAAGTTATAGCTTTACAAGAATCTATGGTGCAGCATCAGATATGAATGGAAGACTCTATATTCCATTGCCACATGCAAGCGTTAATCCTATCGAAATTACGGTAGATGCTACAAATATAAACATAAGAACAACAAATAATGCTACTAATTTCACTACCTCATATGTAGTACTTGAATATATTAAATCTTGATCATTGTTGTATTGAACTTGTTGGCATTGCATAAATAAGCATTGCATGTAATACAAAGCCACTATGTGCATAAGTAACATTTAATGTCTGCGCCTTTGAAAGATATATTTTTAATTTAATGTTTTCACCATCAGCTTGTAAGTATATTGGATGCCATAGAGATTTCTGAAATGTTTCAAAAGGGACTGATGCATACGGTGCTAATGCAAGAGTGCCCGTTCCAAGAATGGTCCCGGTTAATTTAGATTCCTCTATCATGTTCATGAAACTGAATGAATTAAAATAATCTATTGTTACATTTCCAACATCACTATCAATAAGAAAGTTTATTTTCTGTATAAATACATTGCGATCATTTGATACAAAAAAATTAAACTGTTTCGTATCAATATCTGGCGGTGTTACACGAGCTATAGTACCAGCACCATTATATACTCCAACAATTGCTGCAGTTAAAGGGATGGTAAAGGTATCATTAGTTACAACAAGAATTTCAAAAATATTTCCATTTAACCCTGCAACACCAATAACATTTTCAATATAGACATAAGTTGTTAATGGTAAATTATGATTTATTACTGTAAAAGTAACGGTATTAGCACCAATAGTGATATTTGTTATTTGTAATGCACCAGCATTACGTGTGCTAAATATTTCTTGACCTATAGTAACTATACCCTTTAATGAAAGAGCTAAAAAGGTAAATCCTTGTTGGTTGCCACATACAACATATCGTTCAAAATCATTTGATGCATCTTGATAATAACCAAATGCTGTTATTGAATCATTAAAATATGCCCAAGTACCATTTTCATAGTTATATACTAATAAACGTGTAGGAAATGTAGGATTTTCATTGGGATCATCTTCAGGATCAGGAACAGTCCAATATATACATTCAACAAAAAAATCACGAATACCATGAACACGAGTTATTCCTTGTAATCCATTATGTATTTCATAAATATCATCAGGTATTTTTTGATCTATACGACTTACATTTGCTCCATTACATGAATGTACTCCAACATTACCTATAGCAATAACTTCTTTATCAAATGAAACAGATGAAAATGTTGATTCTGCTCCAAGTTCTGTGTTTATACGTTGCCATCTAAATGGTTGTACTTGATTAGCTAAATAAACAAACTCCCATGTACTCCTTTCAAAATAGACAATCAAATGATCTTTAATGAATTCTGCTGATATAATAGACTCTTTTGTTGCCGCTTCTATAAAACCACCCTTACCAATAAGATCAATCATGCCATTTGTTTTTAATGGATTACCATTTTGTGAGAATCTACACCTATTGCCAAAATTGCGCATTGTTCCAGTACCATTATTAGGCAAAAAGAATACAGGCATTTTTTTATTTTCATTATTGCCAATAATATCAACGGTAAAAGTAGCACTATCCCATGTTCCCGTTGCTAATACTTTTCCTATACCCTCAACAGTCATAACCTGTGGTCCAGCAGCAATGCTTGTTACTGTAAATAGATTTGTTCCTATAAGAAAAGAACTTCCAACCACAACACCACCAGGTGGGTTAAATGGTGTAAGTGTAAATTTACCAGTAGCAGCATTAGATGTTCCAATGTTGGAACCTTCTTCATTTTCAAGAGTATTTAAAAAGAGTAAACGATCGTGGAATGGAATTATTATTCTTCCTGACCGTAATCTATAGGTTCCATTAACTACAGGCTTAAAATCTGTCCATGTTGTAGTAAGTGGATTATACCAACGTGCTGGATCAAATATGGTTTGTGTTTCATTAGTAAAATTTGTTGCAAAAAGAATAAAAACATAGCTTTCTGAGCCACGCCAATTTGTTGTCCAGAAAAACTGTGAGTTTGTTCCAGTCCATGTATCATCACCACCAGCAAGTCGATTCCATTGTGTGCCATCATATTGATAAGCAAATTGTGTATCAAAAGCTATTGTTGGTTCTTTATTTATTTCACTAGTTTCAAGATTTGCAAAACCCATAACAGGATCTGCCGGATAGAAATAAATTGTAGTAAGTTGAGAATCTGCTCCGTTAAAAGTAAATGCTCCTGTTACTGTATTATAAGTACCGGTACCATTTCCTGTTGATAATAATGCTGCTGGTGCACCATTTGCTACAACAGTGAACATTTCATCACCAATGGAAAACATTTGTCCTATGCCATATTTAATGCCAGGAACATTGCCAACAGCATTTCCTGCTCCATCTGTTGCAATACCTGTATCAATCTTTAAACGTGAGTAGAGCTGTGTAATATTACTAGCTACAGTTAAATTTAAAAAAGATGAACCAAATCTCTTTATTACGCGGCCACGGAATACAAAAGCATTATTTAAAAGAGAAAAAGCATCTTCAGGAAGCATCCATGGAGCAATATCTTTTTCTAATCCAGTTTTAAATGCCGCTATTAAATATTTCTGTGTGGCCAATGCTTTCCTTTATTATGTAATATGTTTTTCAAAAACAATTTTGCTTAAAACTATGCCAAGCGTTAATAACAGTATATAAAAAAATTGTGTAGAAATTATTATTACCATAAGAGACTCCTCTCATTAATAGTAACTATCTCCAAAAAAACTTCCGCCACTAGTATTATTAGTATATATAGTTGCTACTCGTTGGTTTGATTGTTGAATAATTGTTCTTCTTAAAACCAAAAGTTCTTGTTGTTGAAATTCAGGCATAATTTGTTGTACAGAATCAGTATCCATTCTTTCCTCAAATATTTTCTTTGAGGCACCATATGCTATATATTGCCACCATTGTTCAAGTTCTGGAAAATCTCCAATATTTGCAAGTTCAGTAGGTCTATAATCAACTTCAATAGTAACTGGGTATACTTTATCTGGCACTGGCCTTAAGGTAAATGTATTATCAAAATAAAGTATAGATGTTGGCCTATTAGCGATATAAGGAACAGTATGAGCATATATTTTTTTTGCAACATCTGGAGCTACATTAAATGTTATTGAGTAAACACCAGTTACATAATCAATTGCATTTGGTCCAATACCAATATCACCAACAAATGAACCTGTACCGTTATCACTTAATCGTAATCCATTACCAGCAGCATCAATAGAAGAAAAGAGAACTTTATTTCTTAAAATCGGTTTTGAGGATAATGTACCATTAAAGTTTTGCACAACCCCATCACCTGTACCTACTTGGACAAGTGTATTAATAAATGGATAACTATTAAAAAACAGATAACTGGACTGGCTGTAATTAGATTTAAAACCGCCCACGTATACCGGCTCATAAACACTTTTGACCTTGTTCTTAAAATTATATAACGGGTCAGTATTGTCTACTGTATTTGTTGTATATACATCAATATTTGGATCAGTATAAAACGTAAGTGTTCTTCTTTGCGAAAATACTTTTAAATGTCCTGGAAAATCGTACTGGATAAATGTATTGATATATTCATCCAATTCAACATCTGACATTTGATCTGCTGACGGTGTTCTTGTTAATCGACGAACTTTTTTTCTAATAGCTGCTAGAGTTGCATCTGCCATGGCATACCTTTCTTTTTATAGGAGCCTAGCAATGTAGATAAATAAAAGCCAGATCACTCATAATACATTTCTTTTTGATGCTAAGAGTATTGAATTTATTTGGCCAACAGGAATTGTCTGTCCCTGTGTAAAAAAATGACCTGGATTATCAGCTGGAATAACATAGGGATCAAAATTAGTTGAATCAAGATCCATGGTAAACATAGTTGTACCTGTAACCGTAATTGATCCTTTAAACTTATTCGCTTGTTGAAAACCAAATCCTTTAGGAATATTTAATTTAATTATTGTACCAGTAATATAATCATGATCAAAAGATGTCGTTATAACCATAGGGTTTGCATTAGTTATAGAAGTAATAATTCTCATTGCTGGTTGAAATGTAGGATTTTCAAGTGCAAGTATAACCATAGTAATTACCAATAAATTATTTCATTATTCTTTCTACACCAATAAGTTCACTTGAAGGATCAGATAAATCTTCTATTGGTTCAAAAGTTAAGCTTTGAAAACTCATTCGATTAACCATCTTTTTAAGTTGTAATGTTGGTTTACCATTAGAATCATGCAAAAATTCATGAATAGGGTACCTGCAATTGTTATTTAAATGATTGGCAACGCCAAGTGGAATCGTATATTCTTGACCATCTGTAAGGATATATCTATTAACAGGATCACCTTTATATGCTTTATAAGAAAAAGTTACAGTTCCTCCCTTAACTTCATTAAATATAAATCTTCCCTTAACAAGTTTTGCATCTTTTTGTTGTTGTATTTTTAATTTCTTTTTTACTTCTTCTTTTTGTGCATTGGTTACATTTGCCATAAAAACATATCCTTATATAAATAATTAGCTTGTTGTACATACTCTATTATATACAACAAGCTAACAAATTTTAAAGATTATTAGATTTACCGGCTATCCAAGTAAGAATATCATTATTTGCACCACCTGGAGCATTTGCGCCACCAAGAAGTTGCATACCAATAATGGCAGTATTTATTCTTGCATCAGAAAATGTACTAACATTATTAATCAATGCTGATGCTGTATCTATACCAATTGGTATAGTTTGTGCAAAAGTAACTGGAGCATCACCCATAACAATAAAGTTAAATGCAGTAAATCCAGTTGTATTATAATCAACAGTTATTCTATTAGCTGCAGTATCAACATCAACAATTGTTGCTGAAACTCCATTCAATTCAGTCATACCAAATTTACGTGGAATAACGAAACTTATCTTTTGTCCTATTTTATATCCATGAGTAACACTTAAAGTTACTATTGCTTGTGCATCTCTTGAAATATTAACAATATAGCGATTACGTGGGTAGAAAATAGGATCATAGGGAATAACTCTATATAAACCAGCTCCACCTCCAACACCTGGAGCATTTGCCAATGTATAACGCATCTCAAATGTTCCAGCACCAACATTTATATTGTTAATTTCAAAATCAAAACCTGAAAGAACATTAAGATTAAGAATATTGCTAAGTCTTATGATTGTTCCATTAGCAAGACCAGCAACAGAAGCTGCTGTTATTACTGGTTTAGCAACATTTGATACCGAAACAACTGCTACTGCTGATAATGGTAATTGTGAAGCTGATGCTATTATCTTAAATTCATTAGCTGCTACAGTGTCTAATTCAATATTGTCTGTACCACCACTTTTAAAATAACGAAGTCCGGATATTCCTGCATTTATAAATTCTCGTTGCCAGAACCACTTAACACCAGTATCATTTTGAGCAGCAATTTCTGTCAAATTATAAACACGCATCCAATCTATATCAGAAACAAAACTTAAAGTTATTGAATTTCCATCAGAAGTAAAACCACCTTGTTCAGTTATAGTTTGAGACATTATTTTACTCCTTTTTTATGGTATTAAAGTAGCACGAAGATTTACAATCCATGCATCATTAGTTATAGCTGCTGCAAATGCCATTTTCCAACCGACAGAAGAATTAAGAGCAAGTGGTCCACTAAAAACTGGAGGAATATAAACGAATTTTGTTGAATATCCATCTTGTTCTATAACAGTATATGCTTCCATACCTACAGTCGGAATGTTATATACATGAGCATTAAGAGCTGATGCATTCTTTGTAACAGAACCAATTGATGATATTAAGAAACGAACATTTCCAATAGTACCCCATTCAGAAGGGAGACCTTGTGGATCAGACCCATAATTATTTTTAGAAACAAATGTTGGAACTACATCAAGATCACTTGTTAATTCTGTAGAACACATAGCGAAAAAAGAATCTCTAACAGGACTGGATCCATAATTAGGAGATCCTTCAATATTATCAAGAATTGTATGTGCGTCATTAGAAAGTAATGTACGTGTTACAATATTTACATCTTCTCGTGCTATTTCTGTAGGATTATCTCCATTGCCACCATTAGCACAATTAATAAATCCTGCTCCAGAAACAAGCATATCACGTGTAAGCTCATCTTCTGTTTTTCTAAGCGATACACCAAGTAATGAAGTAAATTCATTAAGAACAGGGTCTTGTGCTGTTAGGGTAACTTGTTCATTTACAACTATATATTGTCCATAAAATTGTATTGTTGCATCGATATCTAAAGCTGTTACATCAACTGCTGGTGGGTGTACTCCAGTATCACCCAATGGTGCAAGAGCTGATGGTAGAGGATTATATCTCCTCATACGCATTGTTTTACCACCGTTTCGTGGCATAGTTCTTCTTACTGCTGGAACCTGATGGATCATATTTGGAATTTCACGAGCAATGAGCTTTTTATTAAAAGACTCTTGTACTGGTGGTGGTAAGGTTGCTGATGTTACTGTAGCCATAACAATCTCCTTATATAATATAAAAATATATGCATAATTTTTTATGCAATACTCTACCGACATAAGGTGACGAGTCTTATTACGTCTGAGTGAACGACGCTCTTACAGTTCATGGGGATTTTTTTTGAAGTTGGTGAAGCTTCTCACACCAATAAAATAATAATAATAAATTTCTTAAAATGAAAGGGATTTATTTATTACTTTCACAGCGTATGATAGTATAAACTAAAGCACCTGTCGTAGTAATTGTTGTTCCAGCAAGACCTATTAAAGCTATTTGTAGTTTTCTCTTGTTAATACTTTTTATAAGCATACTTGTTCTACTATCTGGCCTAGTTGGTGCATTCGATTCAGATTGTTCTATAGCAACACTAAATGTATCAATATCATAACGAATATCTGATGTTGAAATGTGTTCATGAGTAGCAATTATTGAGCTATCACGTTTAGTTGAAAGTGCTGTTTCACTTTCCTTATCACTAACAGCATTTATAGATAAAAATGTAGTAAGAACATATAAATACAATCTCTTCATTAATACCTCCCATTAAAAATTAATATTTCTTTCTACTTTCATCCATTTCTCTGCAAAGTTGTTTCTTTAATGTATCAGTTAATCCACTAGAAAATGCATTTGCTTGTGATAATGGTGAATCACCATGTTGTGGTGAAAGGCTTACTGCCGCTCTTGGTTTATTTATATTATTTTGAGCAACATTATTATTAATATTTGATTTATTTACACCAGCAATGTTTAAATTCTTTATAACAGTATAAGCAGTTATTGCTTTATTATAGAGATTATTAGAACTATTAATTGTTTCTGCAAGTTCAGGATATTTGTCTCGTAATATTTTAATGGTATCGGTAGTAACTACTGAATCGAAATCTGTATATTGTGATTTAATCTTTGATTCAATAGAAAATTGCTCTGATTGTGATTGATATATCTTAACTTTATCTTCAAGACGTTTAATTTTCTTCTGTATCTTTGTTAAATGCTTACCCTCTGCAAGATCATCAGGATTAAGAGTAAAATCTTCATCTGCTGCTTCTTCCTGCTTTCTTGTAATATTTTCTCGTTGTTTCATTTCTCTTACAAGAGCAAATGCTTCATCTCTTTCACGCTCAATACGTTCATTATTATCACGTAAACGTTTAAAGTTTTCTGTTGATGTATCTTCTTCTTTTTTATTGATACTTTCTTGGCTTTCTTCTACTTGCTGTGTTGTTTCTTCTTGTTGTGGCTCATTTTTTAATTCAACTTGATCCAAAGATTCTTCGTTTGCCATTTTTTACCTTTTTAAATTAAAAGTGGACTCATGTTCTCACTATTAAGTTCTTTTGATTTCTTTAATAATGAACCATCATAAAACGAAAGGACAAACAATAAAAGTTCTCTTTCGCTAGGATTTAAACAGAGCATATTTAAATAAAGCAATTCACATGTCTCTTTTGCAGGTATTGTCCAAAGAAACTCTAAGTTATCATCCTTTGCATTATATCTATACACTGTTTGATCATAATTTGGTGTTGGACATGATTGTCGCGGAAAGAACCGTTGTCGCAATACATTCTGCATATACCCTTCTCTTTGAAGAAGTACTATAACGTATAAATTGCCTCTATATTCCTTTTTTCCACGATCAAGAGCATCATAAACACTCTCTTCATATCCTTTATGAACTTCTCTTTGAACATCTATAGGATCATATGCTTTTGGCTCTTTTTTATAAAGCTCTGTTGAATGTTGTCCAACTGTTTTTATTTTCTTCTTCATAATTTTTCCACAAAAAAAGCAGGGGAAAGAGAATAAAGAGCCCCTGCTTTATAGTTAATACTGCAAAATTAATCTACCTAGATGTAGTAATTAAATCCGTACCATCTATTTCTGTTGTATCAATTTCTACTATATCAATTTCATCATCCATAGAATATATATTTGCCCACGACAAAGAAACTGATAACAATAAAACAATCAAAGAAGAACGAAACATATAAACCCTTTTGGTTAGAAGATTTACGGGGGAAATGCTTCCCCCAATTGCAGTGATTAAACTCCATACATAGAAGGAGCATTTAAAACTATTAATATAAGTTTATATATTATTAAAATAAATACAATATAATAAATATTATATATAATAAAACTATAAAAGAAATTGTTATTTCTTCTTAGGTACTTTTAACCCTCTTTTCTTGGCAACATTTATTGCAATTGCAACTGCTTGTTTTTTACTAGTAACTTTCTTGTTACTTTTACCAATATTGAGTTCTTTTTTTTCAAATTCTTTTAGTACTTTTTCAATTTTCTTCTGTGCTTTTTTGCTGTACTTCAGTTTTTTCTTTTTTACCATGATTACTATCCTTAGGTGTTCCCAATGTCATTGTATAACATTTTTGCTTAAATATTATCTCACCATCAGCGTTTTTATACATAATAAATCTATAAGTTCTTTTAATCTTTTTATTTTTATTTACTGAAAATACTGCAATTGAGGTTGTCGCACAAAGCGAGAGAAGTATACATATTATACTTTTTTTAAACATATTTACCCTTTAAAAATCCCGCCTTAGTGTATAGGGCGGGATAGTTTGATAGCGTTATAATTAATTGTTCTATTTTCGTTTACGTTTTTTTCTACCATTAATTGGATTGCCTAGTATAAGGTAAGCTATTTTCTTAGCCTTATTATTAGGTCGTGGTGCAGTAGGCATTTTAAAACTTTCCTGGGTAATTACCTTTTTTTTGTTTTTTGCTGTCGCCCTTAATTTGATTATCTATTCCTTTTATAGAACTATCAAGATAAGAGTTGTTTTCTGCAGGATATTTAGCCCAATCAACATATTTAACATCTTGTGGAAGGTTGGCAGTTTGTGAATAATCATAATTGAGCATTCCACCATTATCCATATATTCTTTATCCATAGATTTATAGTATTTCTTCTTTGCCATGTCGGCCCTTTCGTAGAAACTGTTCATAGAATGTTATGAACAAGGTTATTATTACATGAAGCACATTTACTTCTTATCCTCTAACTACGTTTTATTGTAAAACGTTCTCTGATTCAAAACCAGGTACCTCTTGACCTGGAGTGCCAATTGCATTTTTAAGATCAAGTATATCTTGTTGTTGAGGTACTGGGTTATTAAATCCTTCAGCAATTGGTGTTTCTTCACTTTTAAGTACCTGTAAAAGAGAAATTAGTTTTTCTATCTGTGATATGTCTATATCATCAAGTTCTTTGAGTGCTTTAACTCTATTGAGTGCTGCTTGTGATTGGTCCTTAACCGCTTCTGCTCTTCGTTCATAGGCAAGAGATTCATTCTCTGATATACGACTTATTCGTTCCATACCAAGCCCCTGATCAGCAACAGCACGTGCATTAGCAAGATTTGTACGCGCCTTTTGTTCTTCCATAGCAAATTGCATTTGATTTTCTTGCGATTGTTGCTCTGATTGTTTAATCTGCTCAATTTTTTCAATAAGTTCTTTTTTATTCTGTATGGTAGCTGCATCAAGAAGTGTTTCATCAGGAATAGGAACACCAATTTCTTTTAACTGTAAAAGTTGTACAAATTGCATCTGTTTTTGCGTTGTAGTATTAAGTCCCTCTTCAATAGCAATATCATAAACACCAAATGTTTTTGAATAGAATTGCTCACTCGGTTGTTCATTAAGAATTCTCTGTATTTTCCCTGGTGTAAAATTTGATTGGATAATAGAAAGACACAGTTTACCAAGTAATTTTTGTGAACGATCAAGGTGATCAAAAGGAAGCTGTAATGTAGTAAGCCCAGCGCCTTGGCGTAACATTGCTAATACACCAGCCTTATCATCAACAGCTGATCCTAAAAGCTCCTCATTAACCCCAGAAATATTCATCATATCTTTAGCAAGAAACTCACTGAGTTGGAACATTGATTGTGGTATTTCATGTGGTATTATTTGCTCAACAT